TCTGAATCAAATGCCATTTAGCACCCTCCTCTTTGCTGACTGTGAATACCTCATCAAAGTTATATAGTTTTCCGGGGATTTGTTTCATGTCCTTGTCAGGAGAAACAATCATATTTCCGGGGTATTTTGTAGCGTAAACGCCCATACCATCATCGGCTTCGAGTGTAGGTTTAATGATAACCCTATACTCTTTTTTTAATTCCTCTATTACACGCTTGTATCCACAAGGTTTTTTACGATTCCGATGACCTTTATATTCAGGTAAAATTTTCTTTCTAAAATTCGTACTGTCTGAAAAGAACAGTATCATATCAGAGAATGACCCAAATTTGTTTTTAATCTTGGTAAGTTCTCGCTGTGTCGCATTGTATGCATCGCTAAAGTTAGAAGTGACAAGGATAACGTCGTTACCAAAGTCAACTTCAGTCTCCGCTGCAGCGCAGGACTTATATACGATGTAATCTGCATCTATTAATAATTTCATATGTTAGTGGGTGTCAGCCCATGTGGCTCCGTCTTTTGCTTCAGCACCTACGGGTATTCGCATATTGTAATACTCGCCAGCCTCAGCTGCGGAGAGAACAAGAAGAGATTTGAGATCATCAACATGTTCTGGCTCAGATTCAAACTGCAACTCGTCATGAACAAAAGCGAGCTGGTTACAGTGTAAATCCATTTCTTTGATGTGGTCATTTGCAATAACCATCCATTTTTTAGCTACGATTGCAGCCGACCCTTGCAAAAGGTAATTTAAACTTTTATGTGCTTTGTCTACTAAGATCTTTCTCTTATCTAGTCCCAGTACATAACCCCTCTCACTAGCCTTGTGTACGCCTTCCAAGAGCTCTTTAAGTCCGTCAATAGCTCCGACATACGCTTCCCGTATCTCTTTGCCTTTCTTTCGGGCTTGCGCCTCGGATAACTGTTTGTCATAGGAGTGTCCAATTTTGATATCACCCGCCCCATAAAGAAAGGCATAAGTGACTGTTTTTACTTGCTTCCTAGAGATTCCAATCTTGTCTGCATTTTCTTGGTGTATGTCCCCTTCGAGAAGCACTCTAGCGTATCTCCCTCCATCATATCTACCGAGATAGTGAGCAAGCATACGTAGCTCAATCCCGCTAAGATCAGCACCAACCATTCGCTGGCTCTTACTAGCAGTAAATAAACGTCTAAATCTTTCATCACTAGGCACTTGTCCGAGATTCGGAGTACGATGGGCACATCTAAATGTAGCGGTTGCTACTGAACAATGGTGATGTATCCTAGACTTCGTACATAGCTTCTGCCATGCGTTCACGCCTTCTGATATCATCCCTAACTTTTTCGTCAGATCCAGTAGTGTCAAGAACTGAAGAGCTATATCCGTCCCAATATCTTTTAAGACGGTCTCGTCTATAACCGCCTTCCCTGAGGTCGTCATTGATGAAGGCGTCCAACCATAGTGTGTTTGTAAGATCCATGATATATGATCCCTTGATGTAGGGTTGAAGTCCTTGAGTTTTGTTAGTGTTGCTCCTTCAACATATCCCGTTCTTTTGTTAGATCGTTTAGGAGTAAATTCTGTTCCTTTGACGTAAGGATACCTGTTTCGTAATACTTTACAAGTGTCTTCATACTCTTTTCTGAGAGAAGACTCAAGTGTCCGTGCAGCTTGTTCATCAAAGTACCATCCATGTTGTTCCTGTTGAGTGAGTATTTGTGCTACCTGATGTTCGAGTGTGATCCATTCAGGTATTTTAGGAAGTGGTTCCATAGTTTAATTGTAACTTTGACGTCTTGAACGCAATAGTCCTCCATTTCTTGAGACCATTCAGACCAATCAGTAGTTTGTCCAAAGTTTCCTTTGTATTCTCCTAGTCTGTAACCGTATGCTTCAAGTGAGTGGCGTCCATATAATTGTAGTGGCATGTGTTTCCATGCATGTTTCTTATCTATATCGAGTAAGTTCGGATGATATAACCTAGATAAAATGAGAGTGTCAACAACAATACCAGTGGGATTAAAGAAAGGATAGATAGATTTAATAATAGGTATATCAAAACCCACGATATTATGACCGATGATATGACTAGCCATTTCAATGTCGGTGATAGATCTAACCACAGGGCTAGACATGCCTTTCCCAATTTTTTCGTCGTTGTAACTATCTGTGAGATTATCTTCACAATAGTGGATTGCAGAGCAGTGGATTCTGGTTGCGTCATTTAGTAGTCCGTTTGTTTCGAGGTCTATTATTACTGGTCCTATCCCACTCGTAGGTTTTGTCGATGAATTGTGCTTTGTCAACTGCTTCTTGCGATGGTGGATTAGGTTTATTTAAGTGCTTATACCATGGATGTTCGTAGTGTTCAAAAATCTGTGGACGGGTTGAATTCGGGTTCAGCTTCATGTTCGATAAATCTGCAAGTGTTTAGGTTATAGTCTAAGGTTCCACACGTTCCTGTTTCACCTGAATAACGATTTTTAAGGATTCTAACAGTTGTAGGACTTCTTCCGCCTTCTGATTGCTGGTCAACTTCGAGTCCCACGAGATTATCGCTGATCTGAGCGATCGAATGAGACCCTCTAAGTTGTGATAAGGAAACTCGTCCTCCTTCTTCGTGCGCATTACTGTCATTATTACTTCTCCGTAAATGTGATACAAGGAATAAAGCTATCCCTGTTCGTTCAACTAGTGACCTTAACTTTGTCATTGTGGTATCTATCATGCGTCGCTCATCTCCTGATAGACCACTCAATAATATACTGAGGTGATCTAGGAATATAATACGACACTCCAATCCACTGGCAAGGTATTCGATCCTATTGTAAATAAGGTCCGGGTCAAAAGAACCAAAGCCATCAAAAAGGTAAAGGTTCCAATTAGCAATGGAATTATGAAAAGCTCTTTTGAGTTCTTCTTCGTCATGTTCACCTATAGAAAAATTTTTACCCACTGCTGTGGACATCAATCCAAGCGCGGTTCGTCTATTACTTGCTTCAAGTTCCAAGATCCCAACAGACTCCCCTTTTTGGAGTAAGTCAGTTGCGATGTGACGCATGATGCTGGTTTTTCCGGCTCCAGTGCCAGCAGTAAATGTCGTAAGCTCTCCATACCTGATCCCGTGTAATTTCTTGTTGAGTCCTTCAAAGGGGTATTCATGATCGCATGGTGGTTGTGGGGTTGTAACTGTTTCGAGTAATGATTTACCATCTACAATTCCGTCTGGTCTGTAGACCTTAGCATCCCATATAGCTTTCCTAATAGCTTCCGCATTATCATCCTGTAACGCTTCTGAGGGGTCTTTGTAGCCCTCAAGACGTGCGATCTTGACCTTACCAACTGGTAGTACTGTCGCTGCGTCCTCAGCCGCCTTACGTCCTGCCTCATCTCCATCAAAGAATAAGACAATTTCTTCATACCCTTGGAAAAGAGGTATCTGCTTTTGAATATCTTTCTTCGCACTAGCAGCACCATGAGGTAGGGATACCATTGGCCAGCCTCCCATAGCCTCATAAGCGGATGCTGCATCTAGTTCACCTTCAGTAACAACAATACGTTTACCAGTACTAGGAAAGCGATGCTGAGCGAATAGGGTATCAGTGGGAATTCCTTCATAGCGAAAGTCTTTCTGTTTTGTTTTTGTTTTTACACCTTTCAAGACACCTGATTCATCATGGTAAGGAAAGCGTAATACGTCTCCGTCCCTGTAAATCTGATAGAATTGATTAGTTTTTTCAGATATCTTACGTTTATGCAGCCGTTCGGCTGAGCCTGTAAGTTGTACTGTCTTGCTCACGTGTTGACTGTGAATAACATCATTGTCTCCGCCTGTTCTATCGTGACAGACGAAACAGTAGGTGTGTCCATCAGAATAGAGTGAATTTCCATCTGATGAACCACAATTACTGCATGGCATATGCCTAACGAATTCGCTGGTTAGATTAACCATTCGAGTGGTATGTCATGGTATGACGTCCATGGGATATCGTGCTTCTCGCACCATTTCGCATACGTCGTCTTGCTTTTTTTACTTATCGTGTTGTATGGGGACTGAAAGACCATCCTCAGATCTATGTCTGGGTTGTCTCTCTTAACTGCAAGGACTTTTCTTCTATCCGCTGCGTCCCAGTATCCTTTTGCTTCGAGGTATACATAGTTTGGCAATACAAAATCAGGAGTATAATTATGCTCAATTGTATAACTAAGTTTCTCTGACTCATACTCGAAAGATACTCCCAGACCTTCCAATAGATTAGCGATATCTTTTTCAAGGTTAGATCTATAGTTGGGTTGTTCTTTATTCTTTAACTTATCATAGGCTTTCTGTGCCCATGCAAGTGATTCTTCTTTAGAAGTCTTCTTCTTCATCAGTGGTGGTAGGTGTTACATTAGGGTCTCCAGTTTTAAATCCTGCTGTAGTACCAAATAATTCTGCTACTGCGTCAGCATCTAAGTCACCAGTATCTACGCCTGCCTCACCTTTTACTGAGACAACTTGTACACCAACCAACTTGAGAGAACTACCATAGGTAACTCCATCGCGGAGGATGTAAGGCTTCTGATAGAAACCAAGCTTAACTGTAGATCCACCATATAAAGGGGTTTTAACATCTGTGACGGGTACTCCTTCTGTGTCTACTACAGGTGGACGTTTGTCCTCAGACCATGAGAACTTTAATTTATATTTACCTTCTGAGACTTCTTCCCATGGCTCAGGCTTTAACGTACTGCGCTTAGGATTTTTTAATTTAGATTCTGCCCACTTAAGGACATCAGCTCTCTCAGTCTCTAGTTTATCTACAATCTCAGTATCAACTATAGCAGATAAGGAGTAACCAAATTTGCTAGGTGCTAATATAGCTTGAAAGCCTTCTAGTGTTACTGGATTTGCAGTTGTATGGATGGTTCTTGCCATTACTTAGAATCCTCAGCAGGTGCTAGTGCTTTTAATTCGTCCTGAACTTGTAATCTATACTTAGATAGCTCGTCCATGCGATTGTCTATTACCTTGAGTTGATTCTCTTTTGCTTCTCGCTCCGCCTGTTTTAGTCGCTCTTCTGAGACAACAATAACTCTAGTCGGTGCAAAGAATTGGTCAAATAATGATGAATACATTCGGGTTTTCATTAACAGAAAAAATAAGTTGAGTCAATAACATCGGAGTGTTCTAAATCTCCAATGATCGGTAGGTTGTCAGTCTCCGCTCCTATAGCAGTAGCGAAGTCTTCTAGTACGTTAGTGTTAGTAAAGAGTTCCATGTAGGTTTCCCTTACTACCTTTGATAACGTAGTCATATCTGTTGCTCTACATAATACTGAGTCATGTATTAGAGCAATAGGATTATTAAATTTTAAACTAGCTTTATGTAGCAAACTCGCATCTAGACTGTGAATTAGATTAGGTGCTGTTGCATTCTTATGGTGCATTAGATCTACATCATTAGTGTGACCATCTGCAACCTTGATTCTACAACGACCTAACAGTTTCAACTCTACTACTTTCCAGTGTCTCTTCATTAAACGTTGAGTAACTATAAAACCAGATGGTGTTTTCCATACTAGTTCTGTCATATCACGTTGAGTAATAGCCTTATGAACTTCATTCTCAATCCATTTCATAACCTTCATTGGACCCGGAAATTCTTTATTCATAGAATCTCTCACTGCTGTTACTACTTCAGTTAGCTCAGCATTCTCTATCTCTAAACCTTTTTCCTTTAAAGCTTCTCTAATATATGACCTATTTGAGAAGGGTTTAGCATTGTAAGGGATAGTCATGACGGTTCTTTTGACACACTTCCTATCCCAAACTTTATGTAGCGAAATTGGTATGTCAGGTTTAGCTCGTTCAGCCACAACCTTATAAGAGTCTTGTGGTCTATCAGAAGGCAACACATTGACGAGTTGTGCTGTCCTACGGTCCATGGCTAAAGCTGCCAAAATCTGGAGACCACTACATGTAGCGTCTATAGCTACAGGTAAACCTGTTGTGCTTCTTGATTGTGCAACAACGCAGGAATAATACTCTTCACAACTGGCTAGGAATTGCCACGGCTCGTCAGCTACCTCCCAATCCCCTATACAATCTATAGGATCAAGAGCAATACGTTTAATAAGAGAGACATGCGTCCTTGTCCATTCAATCCTCTCATCCATAGTAGCTTTATCAAGCCCATTTCCATAAGTTGTTGATACTTGGAAAGCTAACCATTCCTCAGCTGTTTCAGTCATTTCTGACTCATCAGCAAATCTTATCAAACTTTTTCCAAAGTCAGAATCTTGAGGGGTTAAGAATGAGGGGATAGGGTAGGTTCTACCACGATAGTCAAAAGACCACGGGATATAGTACCTATCTCTTTCTTTAAACTTAGGAATCGTATTCATTATAACACGAGTCCTACACGACCTCCTAAACTCTTGTGAACGTAGGTCGTATGCCTTAGCAGAAGCTCTCCTATAAGCTTGTTTCGAGTCAGGGTTACTATCGATATCTAAAGGTTTATTAGGCAGCTCGTGTTCGATTATAGGTCGAAACTTACCAACTGCTATTTTCCTTTCATCTAAGATCTCTGCGACCTTGAC